ATGGCTGGCCATGGCGTATCTGTTACACAGGGAAAATACGGACATTACACGTGTATGGAACACGGTTATATTATCGGTATTATGTCCGTGATGCCTAAAACAGCATATCAGCAAGGCGTACACAGAATGTGGTCAAAAATAACAGACCCCTTTCAGTATTACTTTCCACAGTTCGACCATATTGGCGAACAGGAAGTTCTTGCACAGGAAATATATGGAGCAGCTGCAGTACCAACCAAAACTTTTGGTTATGTGCCTCGATATGCTGAATATAAATTTTTAAACAGCCGTGTTGCCGGAGACTTCCGTGAAACACTTGACTTTTGGCATATGGGAAGGAAATTCACTTCAGAACCTGAATTAAATTCAGACTTTGTAACCTGCGACCCTACTCATAGAGTATTTGCAGTTACAGACCCTGAAAGCCAAAAACTATGGTGTCACATTTACCATAGTGTACAAGCTATCAGACCAATGTCAAAATTCTCTACACCCACATTCTAACGATGTGCTTTAACCCTATTACCTTGAAATTAAACGATGCAATAGTACCATGCGGACGCTGTGAACAGTGCCGCAAAAGACTTGTCTCCTCTTGGAGCTTTCGTTTAATGCAGGAAGATAAAGTTGCAACATCTTCCTATTTCTTAACTCTTACATACGATACAGACCATGTACCAATTACCAAAAATGGTTTTATGTCTCTACAATCGAGAGATATACAATTATTCATTAAAAGACTACGAAAAAGTCATAATGGCTATAGTGATGAATCCATTAAATACTACGCTGCCGGAGAATATGGAGGTAAGACTAACCGCCCTCATTACCATATCATTCTTTTCAATGCTCAACTTGAATTAATGTTTGATAAAACGGACCTCAAACTTTTGAAGTTCTCCGAATATGACGGCAAACAAATCGTTAACTGTAAACAATGGCAATTAGGAACATGTACAATAGGAAAAATCTCTGAAGCTTCAGTAGGTTATTCACTTAAATACATACACAAACCTAGACGAATACCAATGCACAAAAACGACGACCGTCGACGAGAATACGCTCAAATGTCTAAAGGACTTGGTATCTCTTATCTTACAGAGGCTATGCTAGATTGGCACTTGGCGGACATGGAGAATCGCATGTATGTAAATATTCCGGGAGGAAAAAAAGCTACTATGGCCAGATATTATAAAGACAAAATATACTGGCCTCTCGAGCGCACGCAGATTGCACGTGCTGCCGAGAAAAAAATGATGGCTGAAGCTATCGAAAAATGTATCAATGCAAAACCCGGTGATTGGCAAGCAAACCGGGAAGCTGTAAAGGCTTCATTCAAGCGAATGGAGTATAACGCAAACAAAATCTCTAACAACAAAATCTAAATGAAATGAAATTTCAAACTCACTTCGCAAATCATCCTGAACCTGAAATCAGGTTCGAGAAAAAATCGTCATTGCCTTCAATGACTATACCAGACCAATCTCTCACTGTACAGGAATTATTCCGTCGTAACGCAAAAGGACTTGCTCTCGGTGGTAATATACATTCTGAATACGATTCAGATGAAAAAGGACAAATCGATTTCGACGATTTCCTACCTAACACAGACCGTATGGACTTAGCCGACAGGCAAGAGTTCATGGAAAAAGCAAAAGAACATCTCGACGAAGTCAAGAAAAAACTCAATGCTCTGGCATCAGCCAGGGAAAAACAGCGCAAACAGCGCGAACTGGAATTCAAAGAAATGAAGGAATACCAGTCACAACAGAAACAAAAGGGTAACAAACTGGACGTCCCGCCGGAGGCTGCCTTTCCTAAATCCTAACCCTTTTGAATACTTCGGGCCGAAGGCCAATGCACTAATACCCCTTGATATATTAGTGCTAAATGACACCAACAGTGTCTAAACAAACAAAAACAGGGGGTTTCGGGGGATGTGCCCCCGCCCTTATTAACTAACAATAAAACAAATATTTAATATGAAAAACCAAAAAAAATAGAGGTGGGCCCCTTCCCACGGAAGGGGTTTGGGGTAGGTCAGGCCAGTGTATAAAAAAAACTTAAAGCGAAAAGGAGAAGGAGCTTGCGACGCGGACGATAAGCGATAAGACAAAAAATACACAAGCCTGACCCCTCAAAACCTCGATAAAAAAATATCAACAATATTTCATCATATTAAAACTAAAAACTAATGCCCCCTCCAATCCCATTAGCACCAGTAATCGCCGCGGGCGGCGATATACTAAGCACGGGAATAAACGCCGTGCTAACAAGCGAACAAAACCGGAAAAACCGGGAGTTCGCACAACAGCAAGCTGACCAACAAAGGTCTTATGCTCTTGCTGACTATCATATGCAAAACCAGTATAACAGTCCTTCCTCTCAAATGGAAAGACTAAAGGCCGCTGGCCTAAACCCTAACCTCGTATATGGTAACGGAGCAACAGCAACAGGCGGCAGTGTCCGCTCTACTGCTCCGGCACAATACGAAGGAAAAGCACCACAAGTTGAACTTGGTCAAACTGTGGGAAAATACCTTAACGCACAAATGATGCAATTACAATCAGACAATTTAAAAGCTCAAAATGCAGTACTTATCGAACAACAAAAAAACATTGCAGCCGACACCGTTAACAAGGTCTTCGGCTCAAACCTTAAAGAATTCGATTTTAATCTTAAGACTCAGCTCCGAAATAATACGATTTCAAAAGCTTGGGAGATTACTAAAAATCTTAACCTCGGCGGTCAGCTTACGCAAGCACAGATTGCCAACACGAACGAGAGAACAAAAAGCGAAGTTCAGACACGTGCGCCTAAAATACAAAGCATCTTACAATCAACAAGCGAGTCATTACAACGTGTCATAAATATGAAAGTGCAGGCTGCAAAATCGGAAGCTGAAATCTCATACATCTATACTCAAATTGCCAATGCAGAAAAAGACGGAAGTCTAAAAGATATCGACATACAAATGAAAAAGTATGGCGTGTCCTGGTCAGACCCTGCTTGGCAAAGAAAAGCGGTTCAGCTATTAAACAAAATCGGTTTGTAAAAAACATCCTATATTTAGTATGCAATATTGCAATAACAAAAACTCTATACTATGGCAAGACGCTATTCAAGAGGAAGGTCTCGGTCGCGCAGGCGCGGACGAACCAAACAAAAAAGAACGTATTACGTATCACGTGGCGGTACACGCCTCTAAAAAAATTAGCCTCTCCTTCGGAGAGGCTTTAACATTTAAATCAATCAAATGAAACAAAATCTTTTTAACGCGGTGAAATACACGCGTCCAAAAAAATCAGTCTTCGATTTATCGCATGACGTAAAACTATCTGCTAACATGGGCGAACTTGTTCCAACCATGATAATGGAATGTGTCCCTTCTGACAAAGTAAAAATCGGTTGTGAATCATTATTGAGATTCGCTCCCTTAGTAGCACCAATGATGCATAGAGTTGATGTATCAATGCATTACTTCTTTGTACCTGCTCGATTACTCTGGGAGAATTGGGAAGACTTTATAACTAACACTGGTTCTCCTTTACCTGCTTTCCCAACAATTACATTAAATCCACCAGACACACGTCTCATGGACTATCTCGGTTTACCGGGAAACTTCAATGGACAAGTAAATGCAATGCCTTTCGCTGCTTATCAAATGGTATACAATGAATATTACAGAGACCAGAACTTGCAAACGGAAGTTGATTTCGCTCTAATTGATGGCGATAATACTTCAAATACCGACCTCGTAACGTTACGGAATCGTGCATGGGAACACGATTACTTTACTGCTGCGCTACCATTTGCACAAAAAGGTGATGCCGTAACTATACCACTTGGAGTGGTTGAATTAAAAGACGATTGGGAAGTAGGAGGTATATATCCAACCTTTGAGAATCCAGACGGTTCTGTAACACAAGGAACGCTTGCACAGGATAACACAGGACAGACCAGAATTGAGATTGCAAACGACAATCTCGAAAAAGCATATAATCCAGAAGGTTCTCTTGAAGTAGGCGGAACAACAATAAACGACTTACGTCGTGCTTTCAAACTTCAGGAATGGCTTGAGAAAGCCGCCAGAGGTGGAACTCGATATTTCGAGTCAATATTATCTTTCTTCGGATTAAGGTCACCAGACAGCCGTTTACAACGTCCTGAATACATTACCGGAACAAAATCACCTGTACAAATCTCTGAAGTACTTCAAACTTCAGAAACAGCATCCTCTCCACAGGGAAATATGGCTGGCCATGGCGTATCTGTTACACAGGGAAAATACGGACATTACACGTGTATGGAACACGGTTATATTATCGGTATTATGTCCGTGATGCCTAAAACAGCATATCAGCAAGGCGTAC